CTCCACTATATATTCTAATTGCTCTTCGACTGTACCATATTCTTTTTGTCTTTTTCTTTTATATGCTACAGCAGCAATAGCTGAAGTTGCAGCAGCTTGTTCACTATCTACGGCTGCTTGTTCTTCATCAGTTAATTGGATAGATTCTCCATCTATCATTTTGTATTTATTTGCCATTAGCTATTTTTCACTCCATATACGCAAATTTTACCACTATTCCAAACACCACCACTAGGTGCAAATTTAATATTGTTTATTGCACCAGCTGTAGCCCAGTTACCTGCTCCTATATATCTTCTTGTATAACTATCTTCTGCATCATAAACTAAATCCCAGTATGCTTGAGCAAAGGTAGAACTATTTGCTGGATTAATCAACCACATATGTCCACTTAAAGATTCTGTAGCTGCATTACCTACACTTGTAGCTGCCATTAAATAACTTGCTGTATTATCTGCTGTACTATTAGTGCTACTACCATTATATTCTGTGTAATAACCTGCTGTTCTATATCCACTTGTCTTGTAACTTGAACCATTATCTGTACTTACCTGTGCATAAAAAGTTACATTGTCATTGTTAAAATCTAAGTCTTGAAATGTTATTAAATATCTTTCATATGTACTTGTTATATATGTTGAACTAAATGCTGTACTAAGATGAACTCCACCTGACACACTATTTTCTACTAAGAAAACTACAGTTCCAGAAGCAGCTGCCCATGAAATATCTGTTCCATCAGAAGTTAATACTGTATTAGCACTACCCTTAGTTAGCTCTGCTGAAGCTGCAGAAGCATTACCTATAATAATACTACCTCTAGCCAAATCAGCTAATTTACCTACTGTAACCTGATTATCTGCAATATGGTCTGTATCAATAGAACCATCTGTATAGTGCTCACTATCACATGCATCATCTGCTAGTTTGTCTCCATTAACTGCATCTGCTGCTATCATAGCTGTAGCTACTTGTACTTCACCTATAGCTCCTGCACTAGCTGCACCTAATACTCTATTAGCTGTACTTGTATGCTGCATTTTAGCATAAGTTACTTGGTCATCAGCTATGTGGTCTGTATCTATACTTCCATCTGCATAATGTTCAGAGTCTATAGCATCATCTGCTATATGAGCATTGTCTATACTTCCATCTGCATAATGTTCAGAGTCTATGGCATCATCTGCTATATGAGCATTATCTATACTACCGTCAGTATAATGCTCTGAATCTATTGCGTCATCTGCTACCTTAGCTCCAGTTACAGCATCAGCATCTATTCTTGCTGTTGTTGCTTTATTACCTGCTATTGCCATTACTTTTTCCCCTTTTTATGTTTATTTGCAAAATTACGTGCTGCTTGTACACTACCAAACCCCCATGCTTTTAATGCCAATGCTTTACGTGTAGGTCTACCTTTACTATCTTTCATTGGTCCTTTCATTCCTGCAAATCTAGCTGCAAAGCTAACTCTTCTAGGATTAGTTCCTTTTTTTACAGGTGCTTTAAGATTACTACCTTGAGCTTTAGCCGAAGCTCTACCCTTAGCGTTTAATCCTCCTTTAGGATTTTGTCCTTCTTTACGTGTCCATGCCGGTGTTTTTGCCATACTATACTCCTATAATGCAAATATTTTGTTACTGCCTGAATCCCAGACAATGTCTACGTCAGCCCCATTACTTGTAAATGGTAAGCCTGTTCCTGTATCTATATAAGCTATTAAGTTACTTGTTGCTGTGTTACCTGTATCTTTATAAATAATTAAAGCCTCAATACTTGTACCTGCTGTTGGTGTACTAAATGTTGCATCAGCTGCATCAAATACTCCTGATGTTACAGTTTTACTTGATAATGCTACAGGTGTACCTAATACACCAGATACATCATTATAGAAGTCATGAGCTGTACTATATGTATAAGTACCAGTATCTACTAAAGCTACTTTAATAGTATCATCAACTAAATCAATCTCTCCCTTTAAGAATGATTCCTTTGCTTTTGGATAAATTGCGTTTGCCATATCCCCTCCTATGGTAATTTCATGGTTATATTAACCAGTTTATTAACTTCGTCTTGTTTAGCAAAACTAGCTAGTAATAACTGAGCTGTTGCTAATGCTTGTGTTGCTCGTTGTAAATCATTCATATGCATAGACCAAAACAAAGCACATACATATGTAATTAAAGCCATTGGATAATTTTGTGTAATTGTATTTCTATCCCCATCAGCTTGTAATTCTTGTGGAAATAATCCTAATGTTAATCTTATTTTATTATCTTGTTCACTACTTCCTGGTCTAGGATATACATGAAATGTATTACCTACTCTATATCCTAGTTTTGGTATACCTGTATAATCTGCTCTACTAGCATTTCCAGAAGCATAATTATGACCAAATGTAATGGTATCACTAGCATAATTAAAACTAGGTCTACCCATACCCCCTATCATCACACTTCCTTCATCAAATTCTATAGGACTTCTTATATCTATAGGATAATATACTTCTTCACTACCAGATACATCTATATAATAAGCATCTAATATTACTTTAATTCTAGTGGGTAAATTATATTCATCAGTCTTTGCAGTAACTTCAGCACCAGATACGGTATGTGTATACACCGATTCGTCATAAACTGACTGTACCGTATTACCCATTAATTCTACAGCTACATTAATTAAGTCTTTAATAACATCATCTATACCACTAAAGTTTCTACCTATAATACTTTTAACTTTAGTTACAATATTACTTCTATCATAATTAAACTCACTTCTTGCCATACTTTAACTCCTGTAGTGTTTCATACATTTCGTCTACTTTATCTTCAATCTTTTCTATTTGTCTTTCTGTCATGTCTAATCTCATATTCTGTTCTGCGTCATCCGGTAATGCACCTAGTTCGCCTCTAGGCCATTTAATTCTAAATTCTGAGTTCATACTTTGTTGTATCTTACTCATTGCTTGTTCATGTTCTAAGAAAGTTATTCTTTCTGTTATTCCAAAATATCCCCATACTGCTATAGCAACTGCTGCCATTATCTGCAGAAACCATCTGAGGTTAATCTGCATACCAGTATTATCATTTATTTGTCCTTTGTTCTCCTCCATGTTTTTCAACCCAATCTTTTCCTACCTTCTCTCCGTCTGGTATGGAACTCCATGGTTTCCTCCTCACTTCTTCTTTTATATCTCTTGATTCCAAGTTATATGCACTAAGGTCCCCTATGTTCATATATTTAGTTTCAAATTGTAAATGGTCTTTTATTCTTTGAAACAAAGCATATCCTTTATATCTAAATATATTAATATTTCCGGTAAACCCTGCTCTTGATGCATCAGATAGTTTACTAACAACTAACTGATACCAAGAATTATCTTGTTCAGTCCATCTATTAATAAATTGCATTAGCTCAGATTTCTCTTCTGCTAGCATATAGAGTAATTCACACTCTACATCTGTTTCTGTATTAACATTAAATACAGGTCCAGAGGACAAGACCCTTACAATCTTGCCCTCTTTATCCAATGGGTTAAAGTGCACCCTGTTTAGGTGAACTCTATACCACATATTTTAAGCAACTCCATTGCTATCCGGGATTACTTCATAATAAATTACGTAATACCCATCACCAGCTGTAGTACCTCCAGCACCTTGAGTTTTTCTTTCAAAGTGTAAGATGTCTGTATCAGCTACAAAGAATGGTGTTAAACTATCCTCTATTGTGACACCAGCTGCTGTAGTGTTTGGAATTGTTAATGTTAACTTTTCAGCTCTAGATACGCTGCCTACTGTATCAGTATAGTCTAAAGCGACTACCGGTGCAGTAGATGTTGCAACTACAGCTGTTTGTACTATAAATTCAAATCTATGGACTACCATAGGATGATTAACTTTCCAAGTAAAATCATCAGCAGTTGACCCGTCAAGGTCAGCTGAGACCGGAATTATAGCAAATTGTATCTTACTGTTAAACGCCATTGTTAATTACCTCCTATTAGTCATTTGAATGTATTCTTACCATATGGTATTCACTGTCAGTTGAATTAGTCCAAACTTTTTTGAACCCTGTCAATGCGTTCCATGCGATACCGGTGAATCTGTTAAAGTCCCAAGATTCTACCATAGTAGCTTCTGGCTCTACTAAAGCCTCAACTACTGGTTCAAATCCAAGAACCATACCTTCACCATTGTGTGCTGACCCACCAATAGTGTTGGAAAGAACGTTGTTCTCTTCAACAAGTCTCACACCAAAGTATGAACCAAGTTCACCGTTGATAAGAGTTTCTGGTTGGTCGTATTTGTGAATGTCAATGATACCTCCAGTTTGAGAATCCTCAAACAGTTTGGCCATTGCAAACGCGGATAGAACAGCTAAATAGCTGTTACCATCCCACTTAGGTACATTATCAGTTTTTAAGTTTTTGATAATATCTCTAATATGGAATGCACCAATAGATGCTCCTGCACCTGTTGATACTGTTCCGTCTTTATCCAATGTTCCTGCTGAAGCAGAAGTTGGAGTGTAGAATACGTCAGAAGTTTGAAATTCTGTTCCAGCTACCTGGTCCATAGATTCCGCAATGTTCATAGCAAGAATTTTCTTGAGTGTTTCATCAACTGAATATTCTGCAAGAGTTTGCGATTTCTTGGTATAGGATACACCGTTACCGTACTCACTTACTGTTGCCTGTACAAACCCAACATTTGGTTTATTCATTGGCAAACTTTGTAGTTCAGAAATAGTACTTGTAGCTTTTGTAAGCTTCTGATACTTTTCAATCTCTACTGTTGAACCTTTGTGTTTTCCAAATGCTTTGATAGGTTTTGCCAGGTTTCTAAATTGCATCATGTTACCTGCTTGAAATCTGATATCACTGTCCATTTTAATTTTGGCAAGTCTATCACTCTCATTTAAGTAACTAATTGCTCCTTGTGGCATAATTACCTACCTCCTGTTAATTTAAATTTTTATTTCTATTCATTGTAGTCTGCTTCCTGAATCTTTCTTGAAGAAATTTGAAGTAATCTTCATCCTCTCCAAGAGGTGCATCATTCTCAGGCTCTAATGAATTATTTAACGGATTAGCCGCTGCTTTAGGGGCTGCATCCATAGTCCCTTTAGGGGAATCTTTAGTTTCTGATTCTTCTTCTTCTTTCTCTTTAGGGTTCTTAATAGCATCAAACTTTTCTTGTGTAACTCTGAAGCGTTCCTCTACCGTAAGAGATTGGTCACTTGCTAAAAGCAAGGCATCAAAAACTTCTCTGTCTATTTCAGTCAAACTTTCTGCATGTTTGGCATAGAGTCTATCTGCTTTAGCCATATTAGAAGTATAAGTAGTTAACTCTTCTTGAGTCATCTCACCTACACTCTTACCTCCGGGTAACAACTGTTCAGCTGCATCCTTTGGTTTAATTTGGATTCTTGCGTCACCATCATCTACTGTTGGTTCTGCTTTATCCTTGTTCTGTTCTTCTTCTGACATTGTTTAAAACCTCCTCAATGTTCTGTGGTGTTTGAGGTTGAGCTGGTGAAGCTCCCTCTGCACCCGGTGGCATTGCACCAGGACCACCTTGTTTCAATAAATCCATATTAAGTAGTTCACTAGGATTCTCATCAAATGATTCAAATATCCTTTCAACAAACTTAATTGGGTCTAAGGCCTGTGCAATCTGAGGCATATTACCAATTACGTTGATAATCTGCATAAGCTTCTGGAAATTTGTCATCTTCAGAACCTTGCCAGAAATGCCCTTAACTGTAAGTGTTGAATCTTTAATAGCGTTAATACGCTCATTAAAGTTCATTACCTTCAGCACATTTAAAACTTCTGCATCATCAAGGGACTTACTATAATCAAAATGAGATTCATCATTCATATAGATTAACTCTGTATGAAGTATGAGTTCAAGTGTAGGCTCAATAATAGCCCTCTCTATCTCATTTGCTATATCCGCAAAAAACCCACTAGTTTCTTGAGTCTTCTGAGATATTTCAGATGCAGTTGGTCTTCCTTTACTTGTAGGTTGCCCTTGAAAGAATTCATTTTGGAACGACCTATTTTGAATAAGTCTATCAAGTACGAATAAAAGATTGGTTGCATTTGGATTCACCGCATTGTTGTACACCTGATTGATGGTTCCTGTTGAAGTGACTGGGTAGAGTCTACCTGGTACCACTGACCCAAATAAGTGTGCCTTTCCTGATTCTATGTTGTTAGTAACTACTTCATACACACCAAGTGTGTTTAAGGTAAAGGCATCCAGTAGCAGGTTCATTGATTCGACATAGGAACTTAACAAAGACCTTAGCTTTGTTATATATCCGCGACCATATCTTCCTTTCAGCACCTTCATGGGAAATCCCACTATGTAAGGGAACTGACCTTTTGGTAAGATATTCTTACCGTAATAAACGACATGTTCTTTATTAGCAATAATAAAGTGAACATTCTCGTCTAGTATTTTTCCTCGTTCATCTGTTAAACATCTTGTGTAGACATACTCTAATTTAACAGTAGGTCTATACAAGCCGTCATCTGCGTCATTCATCTTATGGAGATTACGCATAACTTTTTCTCCATTCTTCCATTGATTAACTTGAGCCATATTCATAAAATCAGCTAAGTCAACTTCTTTAATTTCTATAATATACTGGTCACCATTAGGGTCCAAACGTACATTCATAGGGTCTACATGAGTAATTTCTGTTTTACCTGTAACGGTATCCGCACTACCATATACACCATCTTCATATGTAGGATAAGCTTCTGATTTATAATTATAACTTACCTTTGTAATATATGGACTTGTAAGTAATGCCATCTTGAGAGCATCACCAAACACCATAGGAAACTTATTATTTTTTAATACAGCTTCTACAAGTTTAGATAAACCAGCTTTAACTGCTGAGTTAGGATGTTCTATTGTAAAATATTTGTTATCACTTGACATTAATATTCTAACAAAAAAGTTAGTTAATCTTACAATCAAGTTATCCACAATAGGGTCCTTAATTCTTGTTTGCCATGATAACTTATTTTCAAAGTTATACTCATCCATATAAAACTTTATATTTTCATTCCAGTCTTTTCTAATGGATACAAACCCGTCTTCTGCTTCCTTAGATACATAATTATGATATCTTTTTATATCAGCTTCTCTCATTGTATAATCTTACTCTCCGTGTTTACTCCAAACTCTAGCCCATAATACTGAGGCTCTTTTGTTTCAACTTCTGTAGATACTACCCTCTTAGCCATATAAAAACAACCCAATTTAAAAGCATCAGAAAGATGCTCATAGTAATTGTCTTTTCTAGGTTGCCCTGTTTCTTCATGTCGTGTATACGCAGCTAATGTTTGTACTAGGGGAGATGCATGTACAGAATCAAATCTAACCATAGGTTCTCCTTTAGTAAATTTTTTTAATTCATTGTTTACTTGTGCTATAGATATATCTCTTTTTACATAAACGGTATCTACATCTTCTAAACCTTTATCAATAAAAATATCACGAGCACTATGAGGAGATACATCATATTTTCTATTAGCATCGTGTGGAAGTATATCCATTGTTTCAATAATCTTAGGTAATATTTCATTCTGATATGCCTCAACTTCATCTATAAAATCTGTTAATTGTGTATTATGCCCCATAATACTAAATAGTACATTCTTTCTTCCATATTTATCAACTTGAAATCCTACACATGCAGGTCTAACAAACCCCATATCCCAACTTCTCCATAGTGTTCTTAAGGGGTCATACTGTTCTACTAAATCATCTACAATATGTAGTTCACTAAAATCTACATAAACCAAATGACCTTTAGGTTGTAGTTGAAATTGACCACCTTCACTAAATCTCCAATGCATTGCAGACTCAGTAAATCTTTTCTTATATCTTTCTATGGTATCTTCATCCAAAGAAAGATTATCATATACATCTATAAAATGAAATGAGGTGTCTCCATCTTCTTCACTTCTAGCATATATATCTTGTACTATATAATTACTCATAGCATCTTCAACAATAAAACTCATAGCCATCTTACCAGATTTTCTTAATAGTCTAGCAAGAATTTCATCATGCATATTCTGTGGTGGACACTCATCAAACCAACAGAAATCAATACCAGAAGCTTGTAAGTTCTGTGTCTTCATCTCAGCAGATTTGAATTCTAGTATTGTACCATCCCAGAATTTTACAAAATCTAAACATCTATTCTTACCCCAAG